TTTATCTATAAAGTCTAGTAAAGCCCGTTATAACTTATTAATTACCAAAAGGTGTTTCGATTGTACCTGAACCTAATAGTAATGTGTTGTGCACTAAATACGCATTTGTATCTATTGCAGTAACTTGTATAACGCTGCCCACTAAACCACCTTTAGTAGTTCCATTTAAGTTTATAACGTCATTAGTTGCACCGGGGATAAAAGCTTTTTTAGCTCCATCATCTACCGCAACCATTGCTGCGCCTTTAAACTTATCTGTTCCATCAGTTTTTACTTGAATAGCAGTTGCTAAAGTTTCTACATAAAAATAAAAACTTGCACCGATATTATTTAGATTGTTGTAATCAGTATCTCCTGAAGTCTTTCCATTAGCGTTTACATTGATTGATGGTAAAGTAAATACACCATCTGCATCATTGCAAAGTAATATTCTTCCTGCATGAGTTTTTACTGTTAGTGAAGTGTCAGCTGTTAAGCTAACAGTCATACCAGGACCTGTATTTATAAAGCCATTTTTTGAAATGACCGGTCCTGAAAACGTTGTGTTTGCCATGTTGTTTTCCTCCTAGTTATTTGAATACCGTCTCTAGGCCGTCGACTATACGCGTCGATATCCAATTTTATGTATAGTACGATATTTATACATTATTTTTAACTAGAGTGCAAGCGAGCCTGTAATGTGGAGTGGTTTTTTTCCAACGATGTAGCTTTTTATTAAGTAGCTACAGAAACTTGTGGAGCTGCGCCTTCTATCTTATTAGCTAGATGCTCTTTTTTAGCTTCTGCTAATTTTATATGGCTTAAGACTTCTCTAACTTGTCTGTCTATTTTAACCATATTAAGAGTAT